CTGCTAACAACGGGATGAGCGCATCAAATGCTCGGTTCCCCGACTTTGACAGCACCACCGATATGCTTCTGGCGGCTGTCTACTACGCTTCCGGTGACACAGGCATAAACGCTGCTGCCATCGTTGACAAGCGCGTGTTCGTTCTCCCACAGGCTAATCCAACCGTAGTCACATCGACGCCCGGTTCTGCCGTTGGTGCTATTGGTGAGATACGCATTGACTCTAACCTGACCCCGGCTACTGGGCAGACCAGAATCTACGTAAAGACGGACGCCACAACGTGGACCAACCTAGGAACACCCCAGACAGGGGTTAGTTCTGAAGAGGTGCAGGACATTGTTGGTGCGATGTTCACCACTGATGCTTCCCACAGTGGAATCTCAGCCGTCTACGATGACGCTGGTGGTGGTCTTGACCTAACTGGAGCCTCATCGTGGAACCTCACGGTTGCTGGCAGCACCGAGAATGTTACGGACTCTGAGACGGTAACGATAAACGTATCCAGTGACGCTGAGATCAGTCTGTCCCATAGCAATGGCACGATCACGATTAATGATGAGTGGCCCCGCATCAGGACGGTAACTGACGCGGGCACAACCAATACTAAACCAGCACACTACATCTACTCCGATCCGTGGGGCCAGACATCACCCGGCTTCGGTGGTCCTTCTGGAACAGGTCAGTTCATATATACACGTCTACAGGTTGCTGACCTTAATCCAATGGTTAACAGCATTTATTCCTGTGGTAGCAACTCTTACAAGTGGAGCAACTCATATGTGCATTACACCTCCTACGCTACCTCGTTTAATGGTTGGTCTGACCGTAACTTGAAGATGAACTTCGGGGCTGCGCCCGGTTTGGACTTTGTTAAGGGGCTTGCTCCGGTGGCATTCAGTTGGAAGGAACCTACTCTAGGGGACTCTTGGGGCTTCGTAGCACAGGACGTTGAGGCTCTGTGTGACGCACAGTCCCTGTCCTCTGATGTCCTCGTGGACACTGTGGAAGATGGCACTAAGTACTTGAATTACATGACCATAGTTGCTCCGGTAGTCAAGGCTATTCAGGAACTGGCTACACGGGTGGAGGCCCTTGAGAATGGCTGACCTCCCCAAGCCTGACAATACCTATTCTAATGTACACGTAACATCAGTACGTCGCATCACCCCTGCTCGCATTAGCGACAAGTTTCCCGCTGTAAACCAACCCGGACAGGACTCCGTACCCGGAACAGACTCGGCCAGTTAGTAGTACAATGGTGCTATGGCTGCGCTGACTGACGTTGAAACTACGGCTAGGAACTACCTGCGGGACTTCCCTCGGTTCTTCCAGTTGGACTTTGACGCCACGGGGCGCACCTTTGACCTAGGTCACCCCAATATAGATTCAACGAAACTGTGGGTAGCAACATATGTTAGTGGCACGACGACGGAACTTACTACTAGTCAGTACGACATTGACGATAGGAATGGTTTGCTACGTCTGGGTGTGGCTCAGGCATCTGGCACGAAACTTCTGGTAGAGGGTTACCACTTTGAGTGGCTCCTCCCCGCAGACCTGACCTTCTACGCCAAACTGGCCTTGAACCAGCACATGCACAATCTGGACATGGACAAGGAGCAGTTGTCGGCGGTAGTCAAGGATGTTATTGGTGTTGACGCCATGATTGAGTCCCTCTGGGGACTTATGACTGAGTACAGCAGGGACATCGACGTTACTACCTCTGAGGCTGTCCACATCCCTGCCTCCCAGCGTTTCCGCATGATTCAGCAGTTGCTGACGTATTGGACCGCAGAGTACGAGAAGAAGGCCCGTGCCCTCAACATCGGTCTGGATCGCATTGAGGTCTTTAATCTGCGTCGTACCTCCCGTACCACCAACAGGTTGGTGCCCATCCAGAAGTCCCGCGAGTTGGGTGACTACGGCCCGATTGAGCGCATCTACTCACCGATTGACGATGGTGAGATTGTCATTGCTGAGGAGCAGGACGATCTACGCACCGACGTGTTCATCGACGGTGATCCTCCTGAAGGGTATGTCTCAGGCGTTAGGTACTTGTAATGACCAATGTGCGTCGTGAGGCAGACCACATTTGGGACACCTACCGGAGGTACCACCGTGAAACGGGGGAGTCACTCGTCTGGTATGAGTTGCAGCCCTTCGGGGACACAGCAGCCACTGACAGTCTGTACGACGATGTGTACGACGAGGGTCTGTCATCTACAGGGGGCTTGCGCTATCAGACCGGCATTGTCCTTCCGTTAGTACAGATACAGGAGACCGAGGATACCAAGAGGTCTCAGGCCGACGGTCGTCTCGTCGTTCAGACTGCCATCGGGGTCCTCTCAGTCAAGGATATGCGAGATGCTGGTATTAGTGACGTTACGGAGTACCGCAAGCATCTCAACGATATGTTCTTCTACGATGGTAGGTACTACGGAGTGACTGGCTACCGGTCCCGTGGACGAGTTAAAGACGAACTCATTATCGGGTTTGAGGGCATGGAAAAGTACGTGGATCAAGAGTTCGTGAATGACCCCGGCCCTGCCACAATCGCTGAAAACACCTACGCTTGGCCTGCTACTCTCCCAGCCTAAATGGTGTATCATTAGTACAGGACTTAGCGAGCGCTAGGACCTCTCAGATGCCCAGAGTACGTAAGGAGAACGTATGGCTCAGTTTAATGCCCCGTTCTCAACGGCCTCTGGAGCACCCCAAGGCTCTCCCAGCCTGATCGAAGGCATCCCATCAGTCTTACAGTACGCTGAGGCTGTCATCCAAGCCCTACCTGTCACTTACTTCACGGCTGTCAACGCTGCCCTAAACGAGCACGTAGAGGCTACTCGTAAGAAGTTGGAACACGATGACGATTACAGAGACCTCTCTGGGTACTACGATGTGTCAGGGGTAGTTGAAGACGACGGAATAGCAATGGAGTTCGGGTTCTATGGAGTACCCAGCAACTTGGAGGGCTTGGTCTCCCGACTTGAGTACGGGGACGCAACTCACCCCGCACGAGCCTTTGTACGGCGTACTGTTTACAAGGACTTTGAGGACATTGCTGAGGACATCAGCACCAAGACGAACGTAGCACTCGCTACGGATACTGACTATGCCTGATCGCTCCGGGTTCCTACTGGCTGAAGATCAGGCCATGAAGACTAAGTTCTCTGGTATCCAGTTGGTTGACGACCGAGACAGTACTCGTGATGTGTCTGTGTTCTTCCGGTACCCCGAGGGGGAGACTGAGAAGAAGTTTCCGTTCATCACGCTGGAGATGCTTGACATCACTCACGCCACTGTGCGCCAGCACTCTGATCAGAATATCTACTCGTATGTTTCTGATAGCCCTCCAGCGGGACAGCCGTCCGGGCACTACAGCACTAATGGCCCAGCCTCCTTCGCTTATTGGCCCAACACTACTACTGACGTGAGTACTCTGACGTTGGAGAGTAACAACGCGGGAACCCAGCCGTTTGTTACCTCCTTGGAGCATATTCCTGTTGATCTGCTGTATCAGGTCACCACGTTTACTCGCTCGGCACTACATGACCGCGCTCTGCAATCACACATCCTGACCAAGGTCGCTCCGTTTAGGCGGGGGTTTCTTGACGTTGGGATCGACGGTACCCAGCGCCATATGGCTCTGATGGACTGGCGTAGTGCAGACATGCTTGATGAAGAAGCAGGATTTAAGAAGAGGGTATTCAGAAAGGTGTACACCCTTTCTGTAACATCCGAGATACCAGCCTCTGCTTTGACAGGTGTTGGGCAGGTAACTACACCAGCCGAGATCATTTTCAAGGACAAGATTGAACTAGATGTCCTGTCTTAAAACCGTAACCCACCGTTAAGGAGAAACCGTAATGCCATCCTATTCACGCCCCGGCGTATACGTCAACGAGGCCCCGCTAAAAGCCGTCGTTGAGAATCGCCCCGGTCGAACCACAGCGTCCTTTGTTGGACAAACCACACGGGGACCCATCGGGAAGCCCGTGCTGATTAACTCGTGGAACTCCTTTGTGAGTGTCTACGGGGACATCAACGCCTCATACGAACTTGGTTACTCTGTTTACCAGTTCTTTTCCAATGGAGGAGTTGAGTGCTACGTAGTTCGTGTGCTCACCAACGCCTCTACGGCGAACACCGCTTCGTCGCTAGCGCTTACTCACGGCAGCAGTCAGTCACTGTTTACGGCTACATCAAAGTTGGCTGGTGCTGACGGCGACAACATTACTATTGTTGCTACCAAGAACTCATCTAACCCGGACAGCAGCACCACTGGTGGTTCAGGTATCTTGGATGTGACTGTCAAGTACAAGGGCGTTACCAAGGAGACCTTTACCGGCCTGACCTTCTCCAACAACACTGGTGCAACGTCGGCTACAATAAAAGTCAACGACGCTGTCACGGGGTCGCAGTACATTACAGTGTCGGCACAGCCCACAGACTCCAACGTCACGGGTGCTAAGTTCAACACCGCCTTTACCAGTGATGTGACCTACACCTTGGCTAGTGGGGCCACCAATGGTGTGGCTGCCAAGGCCGTAGGGTACGTCCAAGGCACCACCGCCAACGTAGCAGCCAACCACTTCCTACTCACTGCTGAGAACGCTGGTGCGTGGAGTAACGGTCTGACTGTAGAGATTTCAGACGGTCTTGAAGGAGCCACCGCAACGTCGTATGGCACGTTCACGATGATCGTCAAACTGGACGGTGCTGAGAAGGAGAGGTGGACTGAGATTTCCCTTGACTCCACCAACAACCGTTACGTCCTAAGTATTCTGAACAACTACTCAGACTACCTTAGGGTTTCCAGCGTGGTGACTCCAGACAAGGCCACCAACACCAAGGTCACCGCTGGCACGTACTCCCTCGTTGGGGGCTCTGACGGTACAGCAGTTGTGGCTTCTGACTACACCACGAATATCGCCTACTTGGATCAGGTAACCGGTGACTTGCTCATCAACCTGCCGGGGGTGTCTGGCACGTCTGAGGTAAACGCTGCTATCTCTTATGCGTCTACCCGTGGGACAGGATTCGTGATTATTGATCCTGACACCACCAAGACGACAGCAGCCGAGGCACTCTCTGTTGTGTCTCCGTACACTAACAGTGGTTACGGGGCGGTCTACTACCCCGGTGCCACCGTTGCAGACCCAACCAAGACAGGTCCAGCCGCTCTGCGTACTGCTCCTCTGGGTGGTGCCGTTATGGCAATCTACGGTAAGACTGAGAGGATGTACTCGGTGGCTAAGGCCCCCGCTGGCTTCAATCTTGACATAGGTAACGTCTTTGGTTTGGTGGCGAACTACACCGAGGCTGAAGAGGGCACGCTGTATGACGCTAACATCAACCCGATTAGGTTGGTTCCGGGTACGGGGGCCATCATCAATGGTACCCGTACTCTCGCAGTAACTGCTCCGTCCAAGTACATCCCGGTTCGTCGGACCCTGAACTTTGTCAAGGCTCGTTCCAAGGAGATTACACAGTTCGCTGTGTTTGAGCCCAACGATGCCAACTTGCGGCAGAAGGTGGTCACAGTCCTACAGCAGGAACTCAGGAACCTGTGGTCTAAGGGTGGGTTGAAGGGCGCAAACGAAAGTCAGGCGTTCTACGTGACCTGCAACGCTTCTAACAACACAGCGTCAACCATCGGTAACGGTGAGTTGCACGTTGAGGTCGGACTGGCCCTCCAGTACCCGGCTGAGTACATCATTGTGAATGTCAGTCAGTGGACTGGCGGCGCAAACGCCGTAGAGATTCTCTAGGAGGAGAAATAAATGCCAGTTATTCGTACAGACCCTTTGCGGAACTTTAAGTTCCGTGTGCAAATCATCCCACAGGCTGACAGTGGCCTCAATAAGACCAACATGGCAGCAGGTATGGACAATCTAGGGTTCGCCCAGATGTCCGGTATTGCTGTCACCAATGAGGTTATCCCGTATAGGGAGGGTGGGATGAACACCCACCCACACAAGATGGTCGGACAGTCGGACTTCGCTCCGGTGTCCTTGGCCCGTGGCGTGTTCCCCGACAGTGGAGGCAAGTCACTGAGCAAGTGGCAGGAGTTCATGCACACTTGGCAGGGAGGACAGTCTGATGGTGCCGAACCACACCCCAAGTCGGAGGCCAGTGCAGGAGGATTCGGGGGCACCACCTTTAATAACTCAGAGTACCGCTGCACTGTCAACGTGTGGGTGTTTGATCACCCGGTCACGTCTGGCTCCTACCAGTATGACACGGACCCGTCCGCAGGAATAACGGGTACAGACCTTCCTGCGAAACTGAAGATCGTGCTCTACAACGCTTGGCCCGGATCATTCTCCATCAGTGACCTCAATGCTGGTGACAACGGCATTCTGATTCAACAGTTGCAGTTGCATCACGAAGGGTTCTCAATGCAGTGGGGTGACGATATTCCATTACAGTAATAACATTAATCGTCCTAGTTAGGAGTAAACAATGAGTGTAAGTTTGGCCGCACAGGCTAACGAAATAAATGAGGCTATCCGCGATGACCCTCCTGAGGTAGGTGAGGCAGCACCAACGACTGTCTCCCTCCTCCGTGGGATTATTGACCCAGAGTCTGGTGAATGGCAACAGACAGCGACAGTCAGGGAGATGACAGGAGAGGATGAGGAAGAGTTGGCGCGACTAAGCACCATAGATGACATCTCTTATGCCGACTACACCTCTGCTCTGCTTCGTCGGTCAGTTGTGTCCGTAGGAACACAAACGCTTAAAGATAATCCAGACGTTCTGGATAATCTGATCATTGGTGACCGAGACCTCCTGTTTCTGGGGGTGGTTAAGGCCACCTATGGCAACATACGTGACTTCACAGTCACCTGCGGGCACTGTACCAAGATCAATGAGGTGCAGGTCAATCTGGATGAGGACTTCCCGGTCACCTCGGCTAAGTCGTCTCTTACCGAGCCACGAGTGGTCATCTTTAAGGATGGCACTGAGGTAAAGATCAAGTACCTCACCGGTAAGGATGCTCAGATCATTGCAGAGGCTAGCGACAACCCAGCACAGCAGAACACAGCCATTGTTTCCCGTGCTGTTGTTTGGGACGATGACAGGTCCGAAATGGTCAAGAACCAGTGGTCCAAGGGCTTGTCCCTAGCGGATCGCAAGTTAGTGATCGACACCGTGCTGAACGACCAGCCCGGTCCAACATTGGAGGAGGTGGAAGCCCCGTGCGGTCATTGTGACGAGAAGATCACAATGTTACTGGATTGGGCCTCCCTTTTATTCGGTTAACTTGACACACGTCTATTGGGATTATGATTCTATTGCTCAAGGGTACCCCGGCTATTCCCTAAACGACATCCGTACTATGTCAGTGAGGCAGCGGTCCTTCTGGTCCGAGATGTCTAAGTGGAGGGCTAAGTAATGGCTGAGGGTGACCGGACAGACGACGAGGCCCAGCGGTCTCTTGGGTCATTGGGCAATGCCATGTCCCGTCATAAAGATCGCCTCAAGTTTGATAATGACGCTGTAGACAAGTTCAGTAAACGCCTTTCAACGGTGTTGTCAGTAACTGAAAAGACGAATAAG